CTTGCAAGTAAACTTATGCTTGCATTGCTACCGCCACAAACCAGCTTCTTTAAATTGCAGGTTAACGATATTAATCTTCCTGAAGAACTTGGTCCTGAGATTAGATCTGAGCTTGATTTGTCGTTTGCTAAGATTGAACGAACCGTCATGGAATCCATTGCGGAATCCGGTGACCGTGTTGTAGTTCACCAAGCACTAAAGCATTTGGTAGTAGCTGGAAACGCCCTGATCTTTATGAGTAAAGATGGGCTTAAGCTTTATCCCCTGTCTCGTTACGTGGTGGATAGAGATGGTAACGGTAATGTTATTGAAATCGTAACAAAGGAGACAATCTCTAAAAAAATTGTCAAAAAAATTTATCCAGATTTCATGAAAGAAGGTGTTGTAGATAACACCGACGAGCCGAATGATGAATGTGTTATTTATACGCACATCAAACGTGACAACAACAGAATGGTCTGGCATCAAGAGCTGTATGATAAGATACTGCCCAAGTCAATGGGTAAGGCACCTCTTGACGCTAACCCCTGGCTTGTGCTACGATTCAATCACGTAGACGGAGAGGTCTACGGACGTGGTAGGGTTGAGGAATTCATTGGCGACCTGAAGTCACTTGAAGCTCTGTCACAAGCCATCGTTGAAGGCTCAGCTGCGGCTGCTAAGGTAGTGTTTACTGTCAGCCCAAGCTCCACAACCAAACCTCAGACACTTGCTAACGCAGGTAACGGTGCGATCATCCAAGGTCGCCCTGAGGACATCGGTGTGGTGCAGGTCGGTAAGACAGCTGACTTCTCAACTGCGTATCAGATGATTGGATCGTTGACCCAACGTCTGAACGAAGCGTTCTTGATCCTCAACGTGAGAGACAGTGAACGTACAACGGCTGAAGAAGTTAGGATGACACAGTTGGAACTGGAGCAACAACTTGGTGGACTGTTTAGTCTACTAACTGTTGAGTTCCTGGTCCCTTATCTCAACCGTAAACTTAACATCGCACAAAAAACTGGCGACATTCCACGGCTACCACAAGGCGACATTGTACGACCAACTATTGTGGCAGGTATTAATGCCATTGGTCGTGGTCAAGACCGTGAAAGCCTTGCACAGTTTCTTACTGTCATCGCTCAAACCATGGGTCCAGATGCTATTGCTCAATACATCAACCCTGATGAAGTCATCAAACGTCTGGCTGCATCCTCTGGAATTGATGTACTCAACCTTGTGAAGAGTATGCAAGAGCTGCAGGCTGAACAACAGCAACAGATGGAACAGCAACAACAGATGCTGGAGATGCAACAGGCACCTCAGATGGCAGCCGTTGAACAGAGGGCAGCCCAAGCTGAGATGCAGATGGAGCAGCAGATGCAACAACAACCACCTATCCCCCAACAGTAATAAATGGCTGAAACATTTACAATGAATGAGACTCCTAGCAACCCTGAGATTCTAAACTCAGATGAACAGGAGTCACTTGCGATTGCTGAATCCCTTGAGCAGGGAGAACAACCACTTCTTGCTGGTAAGTTTAAGGATCCACAAGCTCTAGAACAAGCTTATGTAGAGCTTCAAAAGAAACTTGGAGAACCACGTGATGAGGTACAAACCGCCGAAGACGAGGATGAGCCAGCAGAGAGTGAAGAGTACGAAGAAGAAGAAGGAGAGCCAAGCGAAGATTCAGAGGGTCTCTCCGAAGAGCAAGCTGAAATCTTGATGGACATGGTAGGTGGTGATAAAGCCTACAAGTCTATGCTAGAGTGGGCTGCAGATAACTTCGAGCAGGAAGAGGTCGAAATGTATGATGATGTGATGGCTTCTGGTGATGCCAATGCTATCTACTACGCTATTCAAGCTCTTCAATCACGTTACAACGACTCTGTAGGCTCTGATGGTCAGACGCTTACAGGGCGGGATGCAGCTGATACAGATGATTCCTTCAAGAGTCAAGCTGAACTGGTTGCTGCAATGAGCGATCCCCGTTATGATCGTGACCCGGCGTACCGCAATGAAGTGATACGCCGTCTTGAAAACTCTGATGTTCAATTCTGATGACTACTGTTACTGAAGAACGTGGTCGTCTAAACCTCTACGCAATCGAACCACCCATGACATTCGACGAAAAGTACACTGAATCCCATAATGAAAAGGCTGAGAAGCTTAATGGCCGTCTTGCTATGCTTGGCGTCATGGCGGCTCTTGGTGCTTACGCAATCACAGGTCAAATTATTCCAGGAATCTGGTAACTAACTATGAAATCATCTAGAAAAAGAGAAGTTAAAGAAAATGCACGCGGTGCTAAAGTAGTCAGGGTTACGAGGCCGGATGGTTCTAAGATCGTCAAGCGTACACGACCCAGTGGTAAAACTTCTACCCGCAGGATTAGTGCTGAGGGTGATGTAAGACGCATTACCAAAACAAACAAAGGTACTACAACCCGTTACGGTAGACGTTCTAGCACTGTAAAAGCTGCTAAGAGGATTGCTGCTGCACGGCAAGCCGAAAAAACTCGCGGAACAAAGGCAACCGGAACGGCTGGTAGGATTGCTCGTCTTCAAGCAAAACGAAAGGCTGCCAACCAATCTGGTAATGCAGCTAAGAGAAAGCGGATCCAATCTAAGATTCAAACTGCAAAGGCTAATCTTCAGCAGAAAATTTCAGACCGAACTAAAGCGAGGAAAAAGTAATGGCTTGCGGTAAAGGTTATAAAGGCAAAGGCGGTGGCAAGAAAAAGTAAGCCATCAGTCAGTCTTAAAATTGGTAAACATAAATCACGATCCGGTGGACTCACGAAAGCCGGTCGTGAAAAATATAACAGAGAAACAGGTTCCAACCTCAAGGCTCCTCAGCCTGGTGGTGGTAAACGTAAGAAGTCTTTTTGTGCTAGGATGTCTGGTGTGAAAGGACCAATGAAAAAGAACGGTAAGCCAACCCGTAAAGCGTTGGCACTACGTAAATGGAAGTGCTGATCATGGCTAAACCTGGATTGTATGCTAACATCCACGCCAAGCGCAAGCGGATCGCCGCTGGTAGTGGAGAGAAAATGCGCAAAGCTGGCAGCAAGGGAGCACCTACTGCCAAACAATTTAAACAAGCCGCTAAAACGCGGAAGAAAAAGTAAACCCCTATTCTTATTATCATGAAATCTATTATTGCTTCCGGTCTCCTCCTCGGCATGGCACACGGTGCCGCTATTGCTGGTCCCTACGCAAACGTTGAAGCCAACTCTGGTTTCTATGGATCTGACTACACTGGTACTGCTACCGACGTTCACCTCGGTTACGAAGGTGCTAACTGGTATGTGCAGGGTGGTCCTGCTCTGCTGGCTCCGGATGGTGGAGACGGTGAAGTCGAACTGTCTGGTAAAGCAGGTGGTTCTGTGAGCCTGTCTGACGCCCTGTCTGTATATGGTGAAGTCTCATTCATTACTGGTGATGAGAATGGTTACGGCACTAAAATTGGTGCTAAGTATAACTTCTAATTGAATATGTGGTGGGTGGGACGGAACTTACTTAACTGAACTATGACTGCGACTATTGCACAGCAGCGGTCTTCCAGCTGGGATGACTTCTGCGCGTGGGTAACGTCCACTAACAACCGTTTATACGTTGGCTGGTTTGGCATCTTGATGATTCCATGCCTACTCGCCGCTACTATTTGTTTTATTACGGCGTTCGTTGCAGCGCCACCCGTTGACATTGATGGAATCCGTGAACCCGTATCGGGCTCCCTGTTGTATGGAAACAACATCATATCGGGAGCCGTCGTTCCGAGCAGCAATGCCATCGGACTACACTTCTACCCAATTTGGGAAGCTAATACACTTGATGAATGGCTCTATAACGGAGGACCATATCAACTCGTCGTTTTCCACTTCCTGCTTGGTGTCTTTTCTTACATGGGACGAGAGTGGGAACTTAGTTATCGATTAGGGATGAGGCCCTGGATCTTTGTTGCTTATTCTGCTCCGGTCGCCGCAGCGTCGGCGGTATTTCTCGTTTACCCGTTTGGTCAGGGTTCTTTCTCTGATGGTATGCCGCTCGGCATCAGCGGTACGTTTAACTACATGCTGGTTTTCCAAGCTGAACATAATATCCTTATGCACCCTTTCCATATGTTGGGAGTTGCTGGCGTCTTCGGTGGCGCTTTGTTTAGTGCTATGCATGGTAGTCTTGTTACTTCTTCGCTCATCCGGGAGACGACTGAAGAGGTCTCACAGAACTATGGTTATAAGTTTGGTCAGGAAGAAGAGACCTACAACATTGTAGCCGCCCATGGTTACTTCGGTCGTCTGATCTTCCAATATGCCTCCTTCAACAACTCCCGCTCGCTGCACTTTTTCCTTGCAGCTTGGCCCGTTGTAGGTATCTGGTTTGCTGCTCTTGGTGTCTCTACCATGGCGTTCAACCTGAATGGTTTCAACTTTAATCAATCAATTGTTGAGAAAGAAGGTCGGGTGGTTAACACCTGGGCTGATATCCTCAACCGTGCTAACCTCGGCTTTGAAGTTATGCACGAGCGTAATGCTCACAACTTCCCGCTGGATCTTGCAGCTGCTGAGACAACTCCTGTCGCTCTGACTGCACCAGCAATCGGCTAATTATTTCGTACGTTCATCCCTTATGGGACGCATGTTGCCTAAGCATGGAACGGGGCTTAGGTTTATCTTGTACGAACTATGTCTGATCTCGAAAAACGCTACATCATCAATGCTTACAACAAAATGCTCCGCGAGGAAAAAGAAGTAGCATTGTGCTATCGTGGCACCTCCTATAAAAAAACTGTTCTTAATTATGCCAGCTCGTAAAAGTGCTAAGTCAATGCAATCTAATAAGGTTACAGCCAACGTCACTCCTATGACACCAGGCGATAACCAGGTTGTATTCAAACGTTGCGGACATTGTGGTGATAAGAAAGCCGAATGTCGCAAACAAAAGAAGTGCCTTAAAGGTCTTCTGTAATAGCTTGGGGAGCACCTCAGAGTCGGACTCCCCTTGCATTGGTTAGAGCCGGTACGCCGATACCTCTAGCCGTCTAGACGGTGGGAATAGACCACAAAAATTTTTTCAAACGTTTGAAGTCTGTTTAATACTTTTAACCTTAAATTAAAATGGCTTTTCAATCTAATGTGAACCCGGCTCAGCTTACGCGTCCGGGTCAATCTAACAGTGCGGGTGATGCCCGCGCCCTCTACTTGAAGCTTTTCAGTGGAGAAATGTTCAAAGGTTTCCAGCATAATGCTATCGCTCGGGACCTGGTTATGCGTCGTACGCTGACCAACGGTAAGTCTCTTCAGTTTATCTACACTGGTCACACCAAGGCTGAATACCATACTCCTGGTAACAGCATCCTGGGTGATTCCAACGGTGCACCTCCGGTGGCCGAGAAGACCATCACGGTTGATGACCTGTTGATCAGCTCTGCTTTCCTGTATGACCTTGATGAGACTCTTTCTCATTACGACATGCGCTCTGAGATTAGCCGTAAGATCGGCTACGCTCTGGCTCAAAAGTATGACCGTCTGATCTTCCGTGCTATCACTCGTGGTGCACGTGCTGCTTCTCCTATCACCAAGACCGACTATGTTGAGCCCGGTGGTACTCAGATCCGTGTTGGTACTACTGCCAACGCTTCTGATGCTTATGATGACACTGCACTGGTTAACGCATTCTATGATGCTGCCGCTGCACTGGATGAGAAGGGTGTGTCTCAAGACGGTCGTGTGGGTGTTCTGAACCCTCGCCAGTACTATGCACTGATCCAAGCGGTTAGTGATAATGGTTTGGTGAACCGCGATGTTCAAGGTACCGCACTGCAAGGTGGTAACGGTATCATTGAGATCGCCGGTATCAAGATCTACAAGTCCATGAACATTCCGTTCTTCTCTCAGTATGGTACTAAGTACGGTACTGGCTCTGACACTAACCCCGGTACTGCCGATCCTGGTAACACCGGTTCGTTCGTGTCTGAAGCTGTTGAAGATGCTGCTAACGATGTTACCGGTATCAACAACGAGTACGGTGAAGAGACCGAATTTGCTAACAGCTGCGGTCTGATCTTCCAGCGTGAAGCTGCTGGTTGTGTGGAAGCTATCGCTCCTCAGGTGCAAGTCACCAGTGGCGACGTGTCCACCATCTACCAGGGTGACGTGATCCTGGGTCGTCTCGCCATGGGTGCTGACTACCTGAATCCCGCTGCTGCTGTGGAACTGTTTGCTGGCACCGCTACCAAGCCTCCTGCATTCTGATTTTTCCTTATATGGGAGCCTCTTCGGGGGCTCCTTTTTTTTAATTCTTTATTGAGAATAATACTCATTTGCAATTATGCCTTACCTAACTACTGGCTCCACTGAGCTTAAAGCTGTTAATCAGATCCTGGCGTCAGTTGGTCAGGCTCCTGTAACCACGTTGACAACCGAAGAAACTCTTGTACTTAGTGAAGTAACTAGATTTACTGGTTACATCAGCGGTACAACTCTTTATACAAAGAAGAGTGATTTGTCACAAGGATCATATCTGAGTGGTGCTGGTGTTGAAGATAACACTTCTATTGCTACAGCACGCACAACCTTTGCTCCTAGTGCTAGTTGTTCTGGTACTACCCTGACTTCTAGTTCTGCCTTTATTCCTAAAGGTGTAAAAATTTCTAGTAGCACTATTACAACACCTATTGAAGTGACCAGCGGTCCTACTGCAAGTGGTAGTAATTTTACATATACTGTAGATACTTCTACAACCGCTAGTTCTGCTACACTTACTCTTGATCCTATTTATTACAACCATACTCTTAACATAGATCATTCGACAGCTGTAGGTAATACAGTTGAGCAGGCTGATTTAACTGAGGGTAGTGTTTCAAAGAGAGTTGAAACTCAAACCAACCCGGACGTTGCGATTGCACTCAACACCCTGAGGGAAGTCTCACGTGAAGTACAGGCTGAAGGCTGGTCATATAATACTGAATTTGATTATAAAATTACACCTGATTCTAATAATGAAATCAGGATTGCAGACGATGTTCTGCAGATGGATCTAAACCAAGGTTACCCTGAGAACATTGAAAAGGATGCTATCTTCCGTGGAGGTAAACTGTACGACAAAAAGGCACATAGTTATAAGTGGACGGCAGAGACTGTCTATGTAGATATTGTGTGGTACTTTGATTGGGAAAGTATCCCTGCACCAATCCAGGCATACATCGTCGCACGTGCAGCAGCTATTGTATCTAGTCGTATTATTGGTGACGCCAATCAATACCAAATTTTACAACAGAAAGAATTGGTTACACGTTCCCAAGCTATGGAGTATGAGTGCAACCAAGGTGATTATACTTTCTTTGGATCACCTAGTCACGGTAACTTCTACCGACCATATAAACCGTTCCATACCCTACAACGCTAATGGCAGCAGTAACTCAGACAATTCCTAATTTTCTTGGTGGTGTATCCCGCCAGAATGATGACAAAAAACTAATCAATCAGGTTACTGAGTGCGTTAATGGATACCCTGATCCTACCTATGGTCTTCTTAAGAGACCTGGTATGGAGCATGTTAACGTACTTAAAAAATCAAACGGTGATCCATTTACTAAGTCTGAACTGGATGGAGCTGCTTGGTTCTTTATTGATCGTGATGATGCCGGTTCGTATATTGGTGCAATCAAAGGTACCAACATTTATGTATGGACAAAAGATGACGGTACGTGGTGTACAGTAACTAACAACGGTGCTTCTTATTTGACAGGAACTAAGCAGTCTGATTACCACTTCCGTAGTGTGCAAGACGTTACAGTTATCACTAACAAGACAGTAACTACTGCAATGCAGTCAGCTGGTACGTATGTTCCTAAGTCTGTAGCTACAATTAAACTAACATCCTTGACAGAAGATAACTATTCTGTTACTATTCAAGGTGTTGAAATGGCTGTTGAAGCACAAGGTACAACAACATATGATGATTTCCTTGTCTATGATAGTGGTAATGTAAATACAAATCACCATTTAATTGATAAGATAGTATCTACAATTCAGGCACAGCAATCTTCCGACCCAACTGGTGATTTTAGTGGTGTATGGTCTATTGAGGCATATGCTAATAGCCTTGTAATTAAACGTACAACTGGCACTAATGCTGTAGTTACAGATTACACTACACCTACTGGTACTGCAACTGCGTTTAGTATTGAAGGTAAGGGTGGTACCGCTAACCTATCTCTCGAAGTGTTTCAGGATAGTGTATCAAATGCTAGCGATTTACCTGCAGAATCCTTTGATGGTCATCATGTAAAAATTAACAACACCAGTTTTGCGGATGATGATTATTATCTAGAGTACGTAGCACTTAACGATCCAGCTTCTGGTAAAGTAAAACGTGGTAAAGGTTATTGGAAAGAGGCACTTGCTAGAGATGTATCTCCTGGGCTTGATGCTTCTACTATGCCTTATCAGTTAGAAAACACGGGAGCTACTTCATTTACCTTTAAACAGATTTCTTGGACGGCAAGGCAGGTTGGTGATGATAACACCAATCCTAAACCTTCGTTTATTGGTTACCCTATTACAGCAACCTTCTTTTATAATAATAGGTTTGGGGCTCTTTCAGAAGATAACATCTTCTTTGGTACCGCTAATGATTCTTTTAACTTCTTTGTTAAATCTGCATTAACGCAAGTAGATTCTGATCCTATTGATCTTAATGTAGCTAGTGTTAGACCTGTTGTCCTGACTGATGTACTACCTTCTCCACAAGGTCTCATGTTGTTTAGTGCTAGACAACAGTTCCAAGTGTACTCTGCTAATGCCACTACGTTAACACCTTCGACAACTGTTATCAGGGCTATCTCTAATTATGAGATGGACGCAAACATTCCTCCTGTGGATGTTGGTACTACAGCAGCCTTTGTTAATGCAGTACCTGGCTACGCTAAACTGTTCACTATGCAGCTTCGGGAAAT